GCTTTTTTTCGGCTTCTGCGCGCCTGCCAGCTTGTCAAGCACCTGCTTCTGCGCCTGCGGCCCGAGCCTCGCGAGGTCAGCCGATGTCAGAGCCATCGTTTACCTCCGCCTTGCTGTCCGCGGGGTCGTCCCGCAGACCGACCGCAATATGCATCACGTTCTTCTCATCGACGCGCTGGTGAATCTCGTATTGCCCAAGCAGCGGGTTCACCTTCGGCCTTTCGAGGTGAAGCGCCTTCATGCGTGGGATATCTTCTCCCGTATCGGGGTCCTTCACTGCCTCGCCGTAGGCAAGCGCGATCTGGATAATCCAAGCGTCGAACGCCATGCGCAGCTGGTTCAGCCCTTCCAAATCCTTGCGCAGCTTCGCATTCGCTTCCATCAGCTCGCCGACCTTCTTCTGGTATCTGCCGAGCTCGTGCTCGAGCTTCTTCACTTTGTCTCTGTTTCGTTCGCTCATCGGTTCTCCGTCCTTTCGTAGTGCAGCGTCAGTGCCCGTGCAATGGTGCAGCGCCGCCATTCTTCGCTGGCGCAGTAGCGCCGCGTATATTCGTCCAATTCCTCTTTCGGCAGCTTGACTTGTGCGCCCTCGCAGTTAAGATAGTCGCGGTAGTCCCGCGAGTAAAACGGGCACTTGAAAATGCCCCCGCGATAGCCGCTCACGGCGCACCACCCGCCATTTCGGCAGCAGCCGCGTCCCACGTCATCCCGTGTTCCCTCGCATAGCGGGAAACGCTCGGCATGAATGCTTCCTGCTCGGCGAGCTGCTCGATGTATGGCTTCATCCACGCGACAGAAACGTGCGGAGATGTCGTCCCACGGATCTTTGCCAGCACTTGGCCGACCTTCGGCGGGAATCCCCTCGTATCCTCGGCAATCAGCGCATTTACTGCGTCCATTGCCGCAGCAGGGTCTTCCCCACCCAGCATGTCCAACCAGAGGGAGACCAGCTCTTCGGCTTCTGTGCGGGTCATCTTGGCATAGGCCTGCGGATAGGCCTGCTTTAATCGCCCTAAAAGGCTAATTACGTCAGCTCTTTCCACGGTTCTTTTCCTCCTCCAACATCTCGGAAAATACGTCGCCGCCACCAGACGTTTTACTTTGTTGCGATTTCCGGCCCTTGTTTTGCTCTTCGGCAAGCCAGTTCGTGATGAAACGCTTTATCCCCCCGCGTGTCTTTCGCCTGGTAGGGTTCGCGTCGCACCACCCTGCCATGTTTCTAAGTTGTTGCTTAACATCGACATTGGGGTATAGCGCTTCCCATTTCGATACGTCGGGAGATAAGACATCGAAAAAAGACCCATCGTTAAGCACGAGAGAGACGATTGGCGGCGTGTGAGCCGCTTGCGGCTCCGCGCATCCATACTCTTCTTTACTCTCCTCTTCTCTACTTTCCTCTACTTTACTTTGTCTCTCGATGTCAGCATTTTTCGAAAGAATGTTTACATTTTTCGCTTGAATGTCAACATTAGGCAAAATTCGGGCAACATCGACCAGAAGGATGTTGTAATCAACTTCGAGAGTTTTACGGCGGCTGACTGCCTCAAAGTACCTTTCCTGTATGCCTTTAGAGGTCAATACGTGGTACTTGTCATACTTCTCTTTGTCGAACATCCCTCGTCTGATAGAAGCCTCTATTATTTCGGAAACGACGCTCCCACCCAACCCGACCTTGCGGGCGAACAAAAGCGCAACCTCCTCTGTCCATTCAATGTAGTAACCCGCCTTACCGTAAATCTCTTGCAGCAAGTGAACGACTACACCAAATCCTGTCAAGCCAAATTCTGCTTCTATCAGTTCAAACTTTGCGTTCAATGTGACATCAAGCGGAAAGTAATCGATCCCGCTTTTTGCCATAGACTACTCCCTTAAAACGGCAACTCGCCGTCGTCCTCGCTGATCTCTGCAAAGCCTCCTGCGGCGCTCTCTGTGGCGTATTGCGGCACGGAAGTATCATTACCCTCCGAGCGCCTGTTGTCTGCAAAATACACGCTGTCAGCCCGCACCTCGTAGCTCCTGCGCTTGTTGCCGTTCTTGTCCGTCCAGTCGCGCATCTGCAAGCGCCCCTCGACGCCGATCATGCGACCCTTATCGGCGTAGTTGCAGAGCACTTCTGCCGTGCCGCGCCATGCGACAACGTCGATCCAGTCTGTGCCGCCCTCCTTGCCGTTGCGATCAACGGCAAGAGGGAACGACACAACGGATACGCCGCTGTTCGTCTTTTTCAGCTCTAAGTCACGCCCGATGCGTCCCATCAGGCACACGCGATTCATGCTCACTATGCGTCACCGTCGCTTTCGATGACCTCGCCGGTCGTCTCGTCCACGGTAAAGTTCTCCGCCTCGATGACCGTGTCATCGCTCACGGAATACATGTCCTCGCTGATCTTCGTTTTGATGGTCTCGTCCTGCGCCACCGCGCGGACAAAGTCGCTCTTGAGCGGCGCATACTTGAGCACGCGCTTGAGTACAGTCTTCTTCGCCATCTCCTCGAAGTTCGTTTGCCACGGGCCATTGCTGTATGCCTTGGAAAAGCGCTTCGCATGGTTGCGCACGTCCTCAACGCTCATCACGTCATAGCCGAATCCTCCGTCTTTCGTGCGGAACATTGCGTAGATGAATTTCGGCTCGCCGCGCTCACCGCAGGCGGGCTTGTGGTTGAGCTTCGGTTCAAGGCCGAAGGAATATTCAAACTCGTCGTTCTCGTAAACGACCTGCGCCTGAATGATGCTGACCTCACCGCTGCGGTACGCAAGGTCAATAAGCCCCTTGTATCCCAGTTGGAATTGGCATTCCAGCTGGCCGTGGTTGCGGTACGGGATCAGGTACGCCTGCCCAAGCGGCGTATTCGGCTCCATGCCGAGCTGTGCCGCCGTCATCATCGCGCCGAGGAAGCTCTGCGGCGTCGTCTGCGCGAGCTGCTTGTTTGCGCTCAACGCGGAAAGCGTGATGCGCGTAAAACGCTCCGGCGTGATGACGCTCGGCAGCGCCTTGGCGATCTCACCCTCCATCTGCTTGATGTACTGCTGCATCGTGGGATTGCCTTTCTTTACGGCCTGCGCACCCTGCGCGTTCTGAATCAATCCTTCCTTCATCTTTCTTTATCCTCCTTCACCGTAAACTTGCGGAAATTTGTCGTTTTGTAGTAACTGCTCAAGTCCATGTCTGGGTGGTCCTTCGCAAACGCCCTCGCATCGAACGTCTGGCGGCTCTGCCCCTTCCAGTCGACCGTGAATCGCCCGCAGTAGCCGCGCTCGTTGTCGCCGAGGTCGTTCATCAGCTGCTGCTTGATAGCGTCCGCGCCCTTCTCGATGGCTTTCTTGCGGCTCATCAAGTACTGGTACTGCTCGACAAGCCTCTCGCGCCCGAACAGCTCGACTTCACCACCGCCGCCCTCGTAGATGTTCTCAAGCGCTTCGGTCGTGCTCGCGTCACCGTCCATCGGCGGCGGGCTGTCAGCCTCCACGTAGTTGTGCCAAAAGTCCGCGGCGCAGCGTTTCAACGCTGCAATCTCGTCGGGGCTGACATATACGCTACTCTCGCACCATCCGGGAACATAGTCATCGGGGACGGTCGTGATCTGGTAGCAATAAAAGCCCTTGCCCAGCACCAGCGCCGCCAAGAACCAGCGTTCCCAGCCCGTCACGGCGAGATATGTCACGCACTGCGCGTAATAGCTCTCGGGGAATTCGCCAACTGCATAGCGCTTCATGTTCAGCGCATTCGCGGTCTTGCATTCAAGGCCCGCGTGCCAACCAGCCGGTAACACCATACGGTCAATGTTCGCATGTAGGCACGGAGCCTCATCGTTACGCAGGATGTAGTTCACCTTGCGGACACGCAACCCTGTTTTTATCTCGAATCGAGTTGCAACGTAGCCCTCGAGGTCTCTCCCGATTCGCATCGCCTCGTTTTCCGGCTCTTCGCCGATCCTGCCGGTCTTCTCCGCCCACACCGTGTAGGGCGAACGGTATTTATTCAGGCCCAGCACAGCGCCCATGTCGCTGCCGCCGAGGCTCTTCTTGCGCTCTTTAAGCCACTCCTCGCGGCTCATCCCGAGCGTCGATATCTTCTGCATCTTCATCTTTCGTTCCCTCGATGTCTTCCGCCCCGCAGAAGGGGCAGCATAGTGTCGTTTGCGTCTCCACGCCGCGCTCACCGTCAAGGTTCTCGCGACTGCGCAAGCCGTCGGGCTCGTCAAAGGTCAGCCCGCACCATTCGCAGCGGTACATCACATCATCGCCGAGACCGCGATGAGCACCGCCGCCAGCAGAAGGCAGATACCGGCAAAAAGCATCGCCTCGTCGGCCTTGCGCTGTTCTCTCGTGCGCTTGTCGTGCCGTCTCATCGTGTCACCTCTTCCATCGTGATTTGTGCGGGCTTCTCAAACAGTGGGGCAAGCATTTCCTCTTGCGCCGCCTTGTAAAAATTCCTGTCGATTTCAAACCCGTAAGCGTTCCGCCCCAGTTCATACGCCGCGCGGAGGGTGGTCGCGCTTCCCGCGCACGGGTCGATTACAACGTCACCGGGATCCGTGAAAACTTCAATCAGCCGCTTCAGCACGTTCACCGGCTTCTGCGTGGGGTGGATCTTGGGAATGTCCTTCCCGTCGCGTTCCCACTTCTGCCAGTCAAAAACCATCTTTCCCGTGCCGCGAATCGGTTTCCCATCTTCGCCGATCTCTCGACCGTTGTTGAATTTCGGGAGTTTGTCGCGGTAAAGCACTACCGCAAACTCCGTCGCGCCTACCACTCGCATGTTGGCTTTAAGTACCTGCGCGGAATAGTTCTTGCAGAAAAACATCGGGTAGCTGTTCTTGAATCCGTACTGCTTCCCGTACTCCATGACGGTCTGCATCTGGTCAAACGCGCAGAAAACAAGCATTGCCGGGGCTTGCCCTTTCTCCTTCGGCTCTTTCTTCAAAAGCCGGTTGCAGAAGTGCATATACTCGGCGATTTTGAAATAGCCGTCGGAGTTGAAAAAGCTGCTCTTTGCTTTTTTACTCTCGCCGTTTTTGTTGTCACCGCCGATGTACCACGTCGGGTTGCTCCCGTAAGCGTCAGCGCCGATATTGTAGGGAATGTCCGCGATCACGAGCTGCGCCTTTGGGATCCCGTATTTCTTGAAATTCTGGAAGTTGTCATGGTACAGCTCGCATTTCACCGTCTGCACCCCCTGTCGATAAACGGCAGCAGCTCATACAGCGCCTTGCACACCGCGCATGCGCCGATGACGGCGAGGGAGGTTGCAAAGTCGCAGCCGTTCAGCGCGATCACCGCAGCGGCGATGCCGCCGAAAAACAACGTGTCGATCATGCCTCCACCTCATATCCAAGAAATTTCAGGAACGAAAGCCGCGGGATGACCGTGATCGTTCCGATGCGGCTGACCGGAAATCCGAGCTGTTCGGGGTGGTCTTTCGCCGCAATGCTGATCGAATAGGGCTTCCGCCCGAGTACCGGCGCGATATCCGCCGGTGTCAGCACCGGCTTGTCCGATGCAAGCATTTCTTCCACCGTCATTTGCGCGCTCCTTCCTCTCCAAGAAACTTCTGAATGAAATACTGCTGGCCTTTGCCGGTGACTTTCGTGGTCTTGCTCACCGTCACCGTGCCGTCAGAATGTGTGATTGCCGTTTCCTTAACGGTGAAAAGCCCCAAGTCCATTGATTTTTGTGTTGGCATATTGAAGTCCGTGCCGTTTCGACGAATCAGATAGCCGTTTTCGCGCATCCAACGGAACAGTCGGTGCTGCCCGATGTCAACGCCGTTTTGTTTCAGCAGCTTCGCCAGCTCGCCGACGAGGATCGAAGTCTTGCTTGCGCTGACCGCGTTGGCAAAAAGCACCTTTGGCGCGTCGGCCTCAACCTTGCTTTCAAGCCGCTTGAGCTTGTCCCCTGCGATTTGCAGCGCGCGAGCCATAACTTTCTCCGGGCTGTTCCAGTCCTTTTCAATTTGAAGAAAATACTGGCGAGCATGCTTGCCCTTTTCATTGCGCTGGATCATGCAAAGCTCTTTCGCCATGTCGATGGTGAGAACCGCATCATCAACCGTTCGGGTGACCATACGTCCGCCCTCGTTTTGAACCCGCTCAATTTTGAGTAAGTTGAAATCATCGCCGTCGGTGAAGCCATACTCGCACATTCTCGGGAACCAGTCGTTATACCTTGCCCCGACCTCCAAGAAGTCGTGCAGGTCTCGCGCAGAGACCGCCGGGCGGTCATTGTTGTAAGTGATCTTGATTAGCTCGTTCATCTTTTGCGCCCTCTCTTCTCTTTCAGCAGGTCATCCACCGTTACCCCGAAGTAATCAGCGATCTTTTTCACGGTGTCCACCCTCGGAATTGACCCGTAAGTTTTCCAACCGCCAATCGTTCCGTTGCCGATTCCGCATTGCACTTCAAGCTGATGGATGCTTACTTTTCGCTCCCGGCATAGCCGCACAACATTCTCATAAACCAAAGTTTTATCCCCCCTCCCATTTGTCCGGTTCTATAGAGGATTTAGAGAAAACCCTTGACATTCGATAGACAATAGTCTAAACTATGCTTTGCTACAAACATTTTAGACGCCTTTTATAATCTGAGCTTCCTCTAAATCTGCTCTTATTATATAGGCGTTCCTCTAAAATGTCAATACCTTTTTAGGCATTTGCCTAAAAATAATTTAGAGGTTAGTTCTATGACCAGCGTTGAAAAAGTAAAAGAAATCTGCAAGAAAAGAAAAATCCCAATTTCGAAGTTAGAAAAAGACCTTGGATTCGCAAATGGGTATGTCGGTCAGTTAAAAAAGGGAACATTCCCCGGTGACCGGTTGGCAGCTATATCAAAATATTTGCTTGTCCCAACTGAGTATTTGTTGGGCGAAGAAGAGGAAGAATTTTTCCCCGACGAGGAAAGCCGTGCAATATGCGCCCAAATTGTCGCAGCATTTTCTAAAGACGAAGCTCTCGAAAAGACTTTTCTGATTCCGGATGGAATAAAGAAGGAAATATGGAACGGTACATACAAATTCAGCAATGTGACCTATCCGCAATTTGAAAGCATTGTCGGAAGGAAAAAAGAGACCGCCGCCCCGAAGGGCGACGGCCTTTCCCCGATGGAATCACAGTTGATGGAATACGTCCTCGCACTTACGGACGATCAAAAGAAGATGCTGCTGGCACAGTTGCAGGCGCTAAAGAATCAAGAATGATTCGTTTCTGTTCATCGCTGAGATCGCGGAACGCCTGTAAGATTTCGCTGTCGATGTCTTTCATCTATGTATCCTCCGTTCAAGTTATTTCACTTATTATCTTTCATTGAAGGTAGATTCTCATGGGGATGTATAACGACCCGGAATATTTTGAAAAGCGTGCGCGATACCAGCGCCGCGTAATAAAGAAGATCGTAGACCTGATTCTTTCGGTTTTCCGTGTAAAATAAGGAAGTGATGTTATGCAGTTTAATGTGGCATCTGCATTGGGTTCTCTCGCGTTGACTGCTTCCATATATGGCGCAGGGCCTCTTCTCTTGCGGTTGCGAAAAGGCCCCATTTCATCAAAGGCTCTAAAATGGCTGCACATTGGGTACACAGCTGTTTTGGCATTTGCATTTTCCATCTATGATTTTTCTAATGGGTACGACATCAGTTTTTCCCCTGCGATTCTTTGGGGCAGCATTTTCTATTGGTGGAATCGAAGCTATTTTGAAACGCGCAACTATCCGCCGGTTCAACCCGCCACCCCCGTGCAGGCAGCTCCGGCTTCACCTGATCCCGTCCTGTCAGGGACGGAGCTGCCTGCCGTCATCCCCGAAAAGAAGGTCAAAAAGGCTGCGCCGCGGGCGTTGATGATTGGCCTTGTTGTCGCTCTTGCACTGAGCCTCGCTGGGAATGTCTGGCAATCTCTGGCATGGAATGCAGAGAAAAAGGAGTTTGATTCCGAGTTAAAGGGAAAAGACCAGGCGATTTCCAATTTGAAAAGTGCGAACATCTCTCTTAAATCAGAGATTTCCGACTTAGAAACATACCGCGCTGATACTTACTATACAACAGGGTATATCGTAAGCGGGTCAAATTACTACCATAGATATGATTGTCCGGTATTCAACGCGGCAAATACATACCAATCGCACAACACAAAGTTTTGCGAATGGCTCGGATATAGCGCTTGTCCTGTGTGCAAGTCCGGATTTCTCATAAACTTTAATAGCAAAATGCCGCAGCAGTCTGCGCCGTAGGCGGTTTGAGTAAAGCCCTCGCCGCCTCTGCAACACCGGCGAGGGCTTTTCAGCAGCAGCGGGGAGCGGTCGCCGCTGCTTGCTTTGACCTTATCGCGCTTTACCTTACCACTTCAATACCAAGACTTTGCAACATGACGGCATTCGACCGCGTTCGACAGACCCACTTTTGGCACACCAAACGGGCAGAAACCGGAAAAGTTAAGGTGATGTAAATGAACATTCAAGAGCTGTGCAGAATCCGTAAAGAAGAACTGAAGCTGACCTATCACGATATTTCCGACGCTTCCGGCGTGCCGCTGTCCACCGTCCAGAATTTCTTTTCCAAAATGTCGAAAGCCCCGTCCATTTACACCGTCGCGCCGATCTGCAAGGTACTCGGCATATCCCTTGATGAAGTGTTCGAAATTACCGAACACTTGATGCCGACCGAAGAGACTTTACAAGCGCGCAACGATGAGCTGGAACGTCACGTTGATGCAAAAGCGGACACGATCGAGATCATGCGGCGCGGTGTCCGTATCCGCAACGGCGTGATTTTATTTTTGTTCATCGCGGTGGTGTTACTGGCTGCATGGGGCTTGTATATCGATATGCACTGCGCCGACTATGGATTTTGGAGGGGCTAACATGGCGAATTGCATCAAATGTAAAGCAGCGCTGCCGGATGGCGCGCTGTTTTGTCCTATGTGCGGCAAAAAGCAAGCATCTGTCGACCGAAAAGCCACAAAGCGCGGCAACGGGACGGGGACGGTCTATAAACGCGGCTCTTCATGGGTAGCCGAAATCACCAAAGGCTACCGTGAAGAGGACGGAAAACTGACCCGCGTGAAAGCGAAAAAATGCGGCTTCCGCACAAAACGAGAAGCCTTAGAATATATCCCCATGCTGCGGACGCAAAAGCCCCGTGAAAAGGATATCACTTGGCGCAAGGCATATGAGCTTTGGTTCCCAACGCATCGCGCCGACAAGTCCACGCTGAATTGCTACGCCGCTGCCGAAAAGTATTTTGCACAGATTGAATTTATGAAACTGTCCGCGGTCGAGATTGATGACATCCAAGAATGCATTGATGACTGCCCGCGCGCCAAACAGACGAAAAAGAATATGCGCACCGTGTGCAGCCTGATCTACAAGTATGCCGTTCCGCGCGGATACGCCCCTATGAGTATGGCCCCGTATCTCACCGTCACCGGCGAAAACGCCGCGCCGCGCGCGAGCTTTGATGCCGACCAGATCGAGAAGATAAAAGAGGCGTGCGGCGTGATTCCATACGCCGACTATATCTACTGCATGTGTTACCTCGGTTTTCGCCCTACAGAGTTTCTCGGCCTGTCGATTGATAACTACGATAAGAAAGAGAAGGTGCTTCGCGCTGGTATCAAGACCGAAGCAGGCAAGAATAGAACCGTCACGATCTCGCCAAAGATTCAGCCCATCATAGACCGGTTGTCGAAAGATAAGATATCTGGCGCGCTGTTCTGCAACGAAGAAGGAAAAGCGTTCAGGTATGACTATTTCCGCGACGAGGTCTTCTATCCCACATTAAAGGCCGTCGGAATTGATAATCCGATTGAGAACAAACGGCACAAGTATTCCCCCCATACATGCCGTCATACGTTCGCAACACTGATGAAAAACATTCAGGCATCGGACAAGGACAAGCTCGAGCTGATCGGTCACGCAAGCCCCGAAATGCTGCGGTATTATCAGGATGTCAACCTCACCGACCTTCGAAAAATCACCGATGCAATATAATTTTTCTGTTACCCCCTCGTTACCCCCATCGAGCGATTCCCCGTTGATATTCCGTCGTTTTTCGGTGACTGGGGGTCAAGAGGCCGTGAGTTCAAGTCTCGCCACTCGGACCAAGAAAAACCTCGAAACCGTTGCGGTTCCGAGGTTTTTTCATATTCCCCCTATTCTGGCAAATTCTCGATTATGCCCAATATTCCTATCCTGTTACCCCCGTAGTTACCCTCACATAAAAGGCCTCTACCCATTGCGGGCAGAGGCCTTTTGGGCTAATAATGCATCATTTTTTAGGCTCGATTATCCCTCACGAAACATCCCTTGCATCGTCCGAACTTCGGCAGCTCTCTCGATCTGCTTCCCATGCAGATAGTCGTAGAGGCCTTTCATGCCCTCGGGCGGCTCGCCGTGCTCCTGCCGGTACTTCTGGATGACGCCAGCAACCTCGGCGTGGAGCATCGTCATGTGATGCATCTCTTCGCCGGAAAGCTCGTAAAACGTCTTCGCAAGAGCAGGGCATTCATCCTTGTATTCGAGGGCACATTTCGCGTACTTCATCGCGTCCTCGATTTCCTCGTCGACCATCGCCGACAGTTTTTCAATGAGTTTCATTTTCTTCCTCGCTTTCTGCGGTCGGCTTAGGTATTGCCTTTTTGATCTCAGCAATCGCCGCGTCGCCGATCTGGTTGCCGATGCTGCGCCCTGTGGGCGTGGCCACCATCGCGCCAAGCAGCATACCGATCAAGAGCTGCACCATCGCGCACCTCTCAAACCCTCTGCACGCGCAGCGCCACATTATTGACCGTAGCGGCAACACCGGTGAGCACCAGCGTCAGGGCGGACCCTGCCGCGCAACAGACCTGACGCACAAGCGCCGGAATGTTGAGATCGACCGTGCCATTGGCGGCAGCAGTCTCGGATGCAGTCGCGCCGGGAACAGCGACGCCATCCTTGTAAAGCGTAATAGTGACGGTTCCGGCAGCAGTAGATGTGACGGTGACCGAGGCATCGACATCGTAGTAACCGGTGCCGGTGATGTTGACAGCATTGCCATTAAGAGCCACGTCGCAGCCGTAGCGGCGGATGAGGCTGCCAAGAGGGATGACGCCGTCGACCGCGACTGCGGTGGGCGTCTGCATGGCAGCATAAAGAGCGGATTTACAAGACATTTTTTATTCTCCTTCCATAAAAATGGGCGGGGCTATTGCCCCGCCTGTTACCCGGCCATAGGGGCCTACCATGTTCCCCGAGCGGGAAATATGGTCTTAAAGGTTGACGTTGCCGTTGCAGCCGCGAGACGCGGGGATGATCTGGCCTGCGCAGGTCGAAGCCACGCCGTACAGCGCGGGCTTGGTCAGCATGCGGCCTTCGATCGCATCCAGACGGCGGTTGAAGCCGCAGCAGCAATCGGAGATTTTCGCCGCAAGGGCGTCCGTCTGCTCCTTGGTGAAGATGCCGTTCTTGAGGTTCTGGTTCTCCATCTTGAGGTCGAAGATGGTCTCCTGCAGGCGCTGCTCGTAGATGCGGCTGGCCTGACTGGTGATCGCCTCAGTGCTGGCGTTGATTGCCATGCGCGTGTCGTTGCTCTGCTGCTCGATGAGATACTGCGTGCGGGACGTGTCGATGATCCCCTGCTTTTCGACCTCGCAGTTGCTCACGCGGTTGCAGCCGGTGTCATTGACGGGATACGGCATATTGCCGCGTCCAAAGCCAAAGCCGTTGCCAAAGCCGCCAAACAGCGCCGCGATGACGATGATGATAAACAGTACCGCAAGCCAGCTCATGCCGGTGCTCTGATCGTTGTTCATGGTGCACTCTCCTTTCCTCGAAAATTATTCCAACGGCTATTTCAGCCGGGGGAATTTGGTTGAGCGCCCCGTTTTGCCATTCTGCGGGGTCTGTGAGGCGTTTTTCGCGCCGCCGAGTATCTTGTTGGCATCGGAACGTAAAGCCTCTGGGGTCGTGCCGAGAAGCCCGCACAGGGCCTTCGCCTGCATTGTGCGCCCGTAGCGCGAATATAGGCTGTCGGCGATACCAGGATCAATGCCGAGCCTGCGCGCCGTGCTCTGCACGCCCTCCAGCGTGTCAACCGTCCCGCTGATCGCCTGCTCCGCTTTCTCCGCCGCGCCTTGCAGGTCGGCGCTGGGAAACATTCTCGCCGCTGCCGCTAAGAGTTGCTTGAGGTCCATTTTCCTTCAGCTCCTTTACCTGATCGGTCAGATTTTTGATGACCGCAGCCATGTCGCTCATGGCCGACTGCATTTCGCCCATTAGCTCCTCCTGCGTCTTTGGCGGAGTGATGATGCCGAGCTCAACGAGCTTGTCGTAATACTGCTGCGTGGTGGCCTCCAGCTCGGCGTATGCCGAAGCGGTCTTGCCGATGAGCTGCTGGCGGTTGCCGAAATAGTCGGTCTGGAAAATATCACCGTTGTCGATAACACACATCATGCAATTTCCGCCGCTGTATCCGGCGATTGCAAACTGGTCCATGCGCGCACCTCCTTTTGTTGCTTTCATCGTACAAAAAAACGGGCGCTCAAAAGCGTCCGTAAAGTGTATGAAAAGTGCGTCGAAACCCGTCGAACGATTCCCCTTGCCTTTTCACATGAAACATGATATTTTAATTTTGCAGGTCATTCCCGGCCTGTTTTTACACAAAAGAAATGACCTCACCGTTTATTCGGTGGGGCCGTTTCTTTTTTCATAGACTTCTGATGCAATTTTCTGGTATGCGCGCCGGCGGTATTTTTTCACTGCATCAACAGACAGGCTTCGCTCCATTGCCACCTGCACGCAGCTTTTCTGCCGCACGTCGCATTCAATAATACACGCCGCCTCCGACGGCGGCAGCTCGAAGGATAAAACGTATGCCACGGCCCGCTTCGGAGCCATCGCGGATAGTTCCGCGCGGATCTGCTTGTGCTGACTGTCCATGCCCGTGTAGGGCTTGCAGAGGCGCTTGCGCGTGGGCTTTCGCCGCCCGCTCCTTCCTGTGCCCAAATCTGGCACCGTTATTTTGTCGCTCTCTGGATCATCGTCATGGCTTCCTGCCGCGTGATAAACGCTTGTGGAGCCGTGCCGTCTGTGATGCCTTCCTCTTTTGCCGCATCCCACACAGGTTTTGCCCAGCTCGAAACCGGTTTTGTCCGCTGCTGCGCAAGGTAAGCGTCCATCATCTTGTTAAACGTTGCCTGATCCATGTATTCCTCCATTTCCGGCGGATACTTGCCCGCCAAGATCATGCTCCCTGTGTACTTGAGGTGATCGTCCCACTGGAAATGCGGGCGATCGGGGAATTTCTTCCAGTCGCCGCCCCACGAAAAGCCGACTTGCTTGCCGATCTGCCCGCAGCGGGCGAAAAACGACGGATCGTCGTACTCATGCCCCTTGACGTTTTTGCAGATATCGAACGCAAGCCCCGCCTTGACACCGTGGAACGTCGGGCGCGTCGCAGTTTTCGCCGCGTAGCCGTTTGCGGCAAGATAGCGCTGGTACTCGTCATCCCTGACCGTCTCCGTCACCAGAACTGGAAGCCCCGCCTCCTTGCAGAGGTCAAGAAAAATGACGCAATTCGCACGCACGTCCGCTCGCAAATCGGCGATATCCCTACTGTGATACATCGCCATCACCCTTGCTGTCGATCACGTCCTGCGTCTTCTGGCTCTGCGTGCCGAAGTAGAACGCGATGATGACCGCATAGATCGTCATAAAGTCCTGCGAGATGTTGCCCGTGACGGCCATGTACGCAAATACTCCCGTCAGCACCAGCGTCACGAGGCTCTTGACGCTCATCAGGTTTGCCAATCTTTTGTGAATCAGTTCCATGTTATTCGTCCTTTCCTTTGATTTTGATTCCCGCCAGTAAGCCAAGCTCCGCCGTCCACGCGGCGAACCACGCGACGGTCAGGCTGTCCGGCACTACCTTGTCATGCGCGGTCAATACAAGCACCGCAACGCAGTACCAGCAGAGGTTGAGCACTGCCGCGATGACGTACTTGTCCCGCTTTCTCAGTTTCTTCATAAGGCCACACCCGACAGCAGCCACGCAATAAACGCGCCCGCCAGCGCCGCGAGGATTTTGTCGACCAGACTGTCCCAGCGTTTCCCCGCCTTGCCCGTGATGGCTTTCACGTCCTCTTTGATCTCCTTGACATCTCCCTCGACGGTCTCCTGCTTGGTCGCCAACACTTCGACCGACGTTGCCAGCCTGTCAAGCGCCGTTTGGTGCTCCTGCAACTCATTGATGCGGTGCGTATTGCTCTTGCACCTGCTTTCGATCAGCGCGATATCTGCGTCATCGTAGTGCTTTGCATTGTCCATTTTTCACGCCCCCTTATTTTTATGGTGTTCTCCATTGAGCGTATCATGCCGCCTCCACAAATTCACCACGGGGCAAAAGAACCTGTCGGGGATCCGACAGGTTCTTTTTCTTTACGCCGCTTTCTTCCTCATGATTGCAAGTTGCTCGTCCACCCGCGCGCGGTTCCAATGGCGAATGCTCTTTCCGACGCCGAAGTCCTCAAATAGGGCTGCACGCTGTTTATCGGAAAGCCCCTTCTGCTGATAAACAAGCTCCATGATCTGTAAGCCTTCACTGTTGCTGATGGTATCCCCGTTTTTGTCCTTCAGGCTTTCGATCCCGCCTTTTGCCAGATAGAGCGCAATATACTGGGCTTCTGAAACGCCCGTCTTTTTGACGGTATCTATGGCCTTTGCCGCCCACCCGTCCGTTTGGTAATTGCTCACGCTCATTTTCCCAACGATGTTGGCATATTCGTAGGCTTTTGCAACGGCATCTGCCTTATCGCCGTCGCTCATGGACTTATAGCTCGCAAGTCCCGTGAGATCGCTGACGATCTTATAGGAAGTCTGCCCGCGCTTTGTGGCGTACTTGACGTATTCCTCGCCGGTCAACTGTTTGTTTTCCTTATTCACGGTAAAAGATTTCGGTGCGCGCTGCGGCAGGACTTTGGCCTCACCGGTCGCCTCATATAGGCGGCTCAATTCATCTTCCATTTTGCTGTCGATTACCTTCGAGGTATACGCGGGATTCGCAAAATTGTTAAATGCCCGCGCGGCCACGCCTCCGGAGTTTTCCGTGCGCCCCCATGCGTCGATAAAGGGAATCTGCCCGTAGTCAACGCCCGGAATACGCGCGCTGGCCTTGCCGAGCGCATATTGCATATCCGGCGTCAGGAATTTGTTCTTATCCGTATAGGTCGTCATGCGCTCGCTTTCGCCCGTGCGCTCCGCCTGCCCGAAGACCGTCGGGATACCCTGCGTCAAATAACTCGTCGCCGCGCTTGCTACCGCACTGGTTAGTGCGTTTGTGTCCCCGGAGGACGCATACCCCACCGCGTCAAAAACGTCGTTCAGGCTTTGCAGACAACTCATGGAAAGAAGCGGGTCCGTCACGTTGCTTGCTGCCTGAAGCATATCACTCATAGTGAGATACCCGTTGTTCGCCTGCATCTGCTCGTAAAGGTTTGCCCCGACGAAAAACGGAAGCGCTTCCGGCGCAAGCCAATCCAGCGTAATACTCGTGCCATTTGGCAGCTCCAGTGCGTATTCCTGATGTCCTTGCAGCTCGTCGAACTTTTTCTTCTTCTCGTCATCACCGCCGCTGCCGCGAAGAATGCCCTCTTTCGCCATATAAAGGCCGAGCATCATCAGCCCCGTGCCGGTCAGTCCGGCGGCGGCCCGGTCGATCATTTCGGTCGCCTGCATATTACCCTTTTGCACTTGCACAAGGTCATAGCTTATGCTTTTGAGGAAACCAATAGGGCTGTATTCCACGCCGCGCACCAGAATGTTGGCTGGTGTCTTGCGGAACGGCAGGATTCCTTCGGCGAGGGTGCTTCCGAGGCGTTTCATCTTGTTATCCCCGCGGTATCTGCCGAGATCGGAGATCATCTGTGAAAACGCATTGGTGTCTCGATAGGTTGCTTTCTGCGCCTCTCTGATCGCGTATTCGCGTGCCGCTTCAATGCCTTTCCCGCCAGCGACCTGCTCCGCGGTAATGCCATTTGCTTTGCAGAATTGCGCCAGCGCCGCCGCGTAATGCGGCTTGGAGAACCATGCGTCTTCCGCATCCAGCGCCGTGCTGTTGAATTTGCGCATCGCTTCCAGCAGTTTCGGTTTGAAGATCGTGCGCCCTTCCTCGATTTCCTGTCGCACATTGACATTATCATTGTACTTGCCGCTACCGAGAGCTTGCTCGCGAATGTTGGCATAGTCACTCCATGCCGCCTTGATAAGCCCTGCGTCCTTCGTCGTCAGGATTGCCTTCGTGCGTCCGACTTTGCCGCCGCTCACCGCGTTCGCAGCGCTCTCAATGCCTGCGCCGATGACGTTCTTTACCGTGACAGCAGGAACAAATCCTACGTTGCCAACGATGTTGCGCACATGCGTGCGTGGATTACCAAGCATCGAAAAGTAGCGCCAAGCGTTCCATTTGTCAATGAAGCGGCTCGGCATCTGTCTGCCGATATCGCGATAGATTTCCTTCATCGCCTCGGTGCGCGCATCGTCGTCCTTTGCGTTCAGGAACTTTTCAGCGAGGTCGCGGTCAATCTTCAGATCAGGGGCCTTTTCCCCGTACTGCTTTTTGAGATCTTCTGTCAAGTTCTCCACGCTGCGCTGCGCCGCATAAAGCTGCGTACTGGGGTCCTGCTGCTTGAGCAGCCGCGTTGCCTGCAACGCCTGTGCCGCATTTCTCTGGCGCTTTACGATGGTGTCGAGCACATCGATCGCCGTCTCCACATCACCGCTGTTTGCTGCATTGTTGTAGAGCGCCCAGCCAATCGCCGTGTTCTCCTTGCTGATTCCCTCTTTGGTGGAACTTTTCCACTTGTTCAGGGTCTTTTGCCAACCCTCGGTTTTTATGCGGCTTTCTGCATCACTAATGGCCTGCTTGTCCGTATAGCGGTCGTAGGAGAAATCTCCTTTTGCCACCATTCGTTCCAACGTCGGCACCATTGCGTCCGGCGTGGCCTTTGCTTCCAGCACCGTGCGGATCGTGCGGCTGACGTATTTGTCATCCGCCGTCTTCTTCGGTACCTGCACTTCGCGGTATGCGCGCTCGCCCGCCGGGATATATCCGTACTTCTCTTTCAACGCTTCGTAGTTCTCCTCAGGAATCTCACGGGAAAACTTCGCATCATCCACGGTGTTGGCCTTTGCAAGCCGAGCTGCATCGTCTCCGGCGATATATTCCGCCGTGTTGGCCCCACCGAACTTCGGCTTGACATTTTGTACGCTGCGAGATAGACTATCTACAGAAGCACCCCCCCGCAGAGCGCCGCTGTTCGCAGTGGAAGAGCCGTCAATTTGGGGGGTGCTTCTTTCTTGCATCTGCCCAATATTGTAGATCATTCTGCCGTCTGCGCTCTGCGCTGTCGAGATTGTGATCTTGTAATACTTCCCATCAAAATCTTTGAAAAACGCCGTGCGATAATTCCAACCGCCGCTTGCCATGCCACCATGGCGGCTGTTATGATCTACAACGTTTCTATCCCCCTTGACAGAAACCTGCGCCAACTCGTCAATATGCGATGCTGCGTTTACTTTCCGCTCAAATGCCGCCTCGCTCATAGTACGCCCATCGCTGGTGTGGTTATCGCTCAGTTTCCCCGCGGAGGTAGCAGTCAGAACCAATTCATCACCATCCGCACCGATAAGCTTAACGTCTTGCCCACGGCGGATTTTCCCATTAATATAGTCTTCCAGCTGTTCGCTCCAACTTTGTGGGTCATTCCCGAAAACGACCTGCCGGTCGGCGCGGACATATTTTTTGCCATCGGCAGTCTCTTCAATGCTCGCCATGCCATTTGTTCCGCTTGGCGGTGCGCGCGTGCTTTCCTGCGCAACGATTTCACTCTCCACCTTGATATGTGCAAGAAGGAATGCTGCCGCATCGCTGATCTCGCTGTCGGCGAAAATGTTCATATCGCCGAGGCTGTCGCAAACCACCTCTTCCCAAATCTCCTGCGCCGTCATTTCGGTGCCTGCATAAGCATCTGCATATGCCGTACAGAGGGAGTCAACTTCTCCACTGGTAAAGGTCTTATCGATGCGCGTGCGCACCTCGTTCAGATCGACTTCGCCCTTTGCGATCATATCATGTCCGGCCTCATGCCGCATGATCTGGTACGACGTAAATTCAGGATGATCCGCACGGATAAATACGCGGTCGCCCGATACATAGCCGCGCGCCTGGAACGTTTTCCCGTTCTTGCTGCGGAACGTCAGATTGTTTCCGGCAAAAAACGTCACGCGCAAGCCGCGCTCTTTGGCGAGGTCCTTCGCCTTGCGCATTTCCTCTGTCTCGTTCTTCACAAGATAGACGCTGTCATTGACCGCGCCTCTGCCGATGCCGAAGCTCGCAGTGCTTACTTTTTCTCCATAATCGAGCGCAGCTGCTTCGCTGTCTGCGAAGTGTCTCCCTTTCTTCCGGCTCTGATCTCGTCCTGTGCTTTCTTCCACGCCTCGTACTTCTCCGCGGGGATTCGCACCGTTATCCCGTTCGCTGCCGTCGCGTAAATGTACTGCTTCTCCATGTTCGGCTCCTTCCTGCTGCGCGTATTCTGCGCGCAGCTCGTCCATTGTTACCTCTCCTGTCTCGAGGGCAAGGCGGTTGTCAGTTACATACTTGTCAAAGCCGGTCGCCTGCGCCTCTGCGCCTGCGATCTGCTGCTTTGCTGCAATATAATCCATGTTTGGGGCGACCGCCGTTCCATCAACAGCAGTGTACCCATTCGTTAGCATGTCGTCAAGCACAATCTCGAGTGTTTTCGCCGCTTTGACATTCTCCTGCCCGTTATCGTTGATGATGCGCTGCGCTGCATCAATGATTTGCGTGCGCGTCAGACCCTCGTTCATTGCCTTTCGCATGGCGGGGGTCTCGAATATCTGATTGTTTCTCTGGTATCCGTTTGCCGTCCGCTGCCGCGCGCCCTTCTGCTGTCCGCGCGAAAGGCTTATATCCGCGATACCGGAGAGCTGCTCTGCCGCCGCGCTGTAATAACTGTGCAGCTCTGGGTGGTCGAACTGGAAAGCGTTCACGTTTCTGCCCGATACGTTTTCCTTCGTGCGGCTGTCAATGTGCTCGCCCGTTCCTGCCGCTTTCTTCGCGTCGTTCTGCCCTGCGACATAGCCTGCATAGGCCGTCTCATTCGTCGGGTTCGGGTTCGCTTTGCCTTCCACGCCCGCATTGTAGGCAGGGATAAAGTCCGCGACGTGCTGTGCCGTGTCCTTGCCCTCCTGGTACGAGCCGCGGATCGCCTTGCGCCCGCTCTCACCGAGGGAGTTATCAAAGCGCGCGAATCGGTTTGTCGCAGCTTCCACGCCGCCACCAATACCGCCGAGTGCCGATCCAACAAGGAAGTCATACAAGACATCACTTGCCTGCATGGCGCTGTAATTTTCCCCGATACTTTTCCCGTTATAAATCGTCTGTAAGGCAGGCTGTGCAAAATCAGAGATGACCTCCTCCAAACCTTCGCCCGTAGCAGAAAAGAGCGTTTTCAGCACAGCTTGTCCCGCCACACTCTTTGACAGTTTGGCGACCACATCTTCGACAATTTCATCTGCGGCGCCTGCGCCGTAAATCCCCGCAAGGCCGTCCGATAGCTTTTCGGTCAAGGCCTCAACGCCTCCTGTGCCTACCGAATATGCCGCCCTGCGCAAAAGGCTCGCGCCGCTGTCACTGCTTTCCAGCGCCGCCGAGCCTCCTGCGCGGACCGCCAGCGGGATCAGCGAATGTCCGCCTGTCGCCGACGCAAGAAGTAAGTCGCCTCCCATCTGCGTCGCATTTACTCCAAGCGTATTTACGAATTTCCCCACTGGGCCCTTCCCATAGTTCGCAAGGTTTTCTTCCGCTTGGGCCTCGGCAGTCAGTCTCTTTCCTGTTTCATAGTTGCCTGCCGCGATTTTCCCAGCCTCTTCTTTCCAGCGCTTCCCCTTTTCCGGGTTACCAATTAGGTTACCTACTGCTTCGCCCACCGCTGCATTGATCTCATTGAAAAGCCCTGCTGCCCCCAAGTATGACCCCGCAGAGCCTTTCACCCCCGCAGAAACAACATGCTTGGCATCGTCCGCCACGCCCTTTGCCACGTTCCCGACGCGCTGCGTGACCGTCTGCGGCTTCACGTCCTTCACATGCTGCTCAAGGGCTTCCTTGCTCTGGTACGGCTTTGCGTTTTGCTGCTGCAAGGCTCCGCTATTGAGTCCCTGCATGATGGGGCTTTGCCACTTGGGCGTGACAACGTTCTGCTGCCGGAACATCGGGCTTGCGCCGCCCTGCGTGGGCGTCTTCGGCATCACGACATTCTGCCGCGTCATTGGTGTCGTCTTCACCGGGCTCGTGCGATATACTGTAGGTGGAGAAGAGACCGGGGCGCTCGCGCTCCCGGTCTGCATCAATTTCCCGCGCTTCCCCTGCGCAACAGTGGTCGCAATTGGCTGCTCAGTCTTTAATTTCTTCTCTTCGTTATTGGTGTTCAGTGCTACCAGCTTTCCCATATCAGTCCTCCGTGTAAGTCAGCCCGTATTCGTCCAGCATCTTCTGCACGCGCGCCTTCTGCTCGTCGCTCAGCTTATCCCAGAAAGAATCAATACCTCCGACAGCATAATCGGTACGCCCCTGTGCAAGCATCGTGCGCAGACTGCTCATAGCCGCATTGAAATTGCTCGAATTATAGCCTTCGCTTGAGCCTCCGCCGTCACTTCCGCTGTTCTCCCGCTTATCCAGCCAATCTTTATAGCCGTCATACGCGCCGCTCGAAGAGGTAAACCCGAATTTTTTATAGTTGTTGGCAATATAGCTCTTCGGGTAGCCGGACTGATATGCCGCTTCAAACAAGCCATCATAGTCCGCCTCTCTCGGCGGAGCCGTCACGTTGTTGGAGCGTCTTGTGCCGCTTGCCTTCCACGCCGCTGCCTGCGCGGCCTGCTGCAATTTATACTGCCATTCCGCATCATAGCGTGCGTCCTCGATGGCGTCGCGTTCCTTCTGGTAGTCATAGTTGAGCTTGTCCTGCTGCTTCTGATACGCCAGCGCATCCGCCGTCTGCTGGTCGCCCACCTGATCGCGTGCGAGCTGATAGAGGTAGTTGCGGTCAGCCAACCAGCGATTATAGTTGTTGTCCTCAAGGCCGATGAGCGTATTCAGGTCAGCGCGGTCGGCATTTAGGCCGTTTTGGTACATGCTATAGGCAAGCTGCTGCAATTCGGGGATTTTGTCCGTCATCTGGCTCATCTGGTAGTCGCTCGCCTGTTGGCTCGCTGCCACCGCCGCCGTGGACGGCATTCCGCCCGTCATCACCGCCGTCTTGCCGAGCACGTCCTCGGCGCTGCGGTCTGCCTCGCGCGTATACTGCTTGCGATACTGCTGATAGAGCGGGTCGCTCGCTGCATCGTAGGAAAACGGCGTGCGGTTCAGCAGCGCGTCGAGCTTTGCACTGATCTGCCCGCTCTGGTCGTAGTTGTAGCTGCTCTCACCCAGCTTATCGAGCCAGCTCGTGTCAGCCTTTGCAGGGCTCGCGCCCGTGCCGAGCTTGATGTACTCGCTGCCGTCCACGCCGCCAGAATAGTCGTACTTCGCGCGGATTTTCTCGGCTGCGTCGTGCGCCGCCTGCTGGCCCGCCTTGTCTCCCTCAGCATAGGCCTTGTTGTAGGCCTCTGTATACTGCCGGATGAGATCAAGGTCGCCCGAATCGTTGATGAGCGTCAGGTCTGTATTTTTGTGTTTGAAATTATCTGCCATTGTCCCCTCACTTTCTGCCGCCCGTCACATATTCGTACTCGAGCGCATAGAGCCGGTATTCTCCCGTGGCTTTGATTTTCAGTTTGAAGTGGTCGCAGCGGCGAATCGGGCAGTTGAGCGTGAAAACGCCCTTTTCCTGCGCCCCGCAGCGGTCGACCTCTTCCCACGCGCCGCCGTCGAACTTGACGAGAAAAGCGATCTTCGCCCCGCTTTCCGCCTCGATGCGCGCCCGCACGCGCTGCACGTGCTTCGCGTCGAACGATCCACCGTCATAGTCGGCAAACTCCGCTTCGCTGCTGACAGCGCCCTCGCGCGTTGCCCCGGTCGGGATATCTGCCGGATTTCCCAGCAGCACGCACCCGCCGTCTACTAAGGCCATGATACCGCCCGAATAGGCCATTTGCACCACGGCGAGCGTATCTTCCTTATGCCACGTCCCGTTTTCGCTGCTGTAGCAGTACAGCGCAGTTTTGCCATCCTCTTTCAGGCTCACATAGTAGTTAAGACCGTCGCTGCCGCCCACGGCGTCAGAGAGCCGCACATCGTCGCCCAGCACGCGGGAGATGCAGCGCGGCATACCGCCGCTGTATGCCATGATGCCGACTTTCGAGAGGTAATAGAGCGTTTCACCTGCCACGGCAAGGCTTTTGTGGCTGCCTTTCATCACGCCAAGCACAGCACTCGACATGAGCTGGAAGTTCGTCGGGATCGTGCCGTACATCTTGAAGATTTTGTCCTCTTTGAAAAAGCACGGGTAGCCAAGATAGCTCACGCACGCCGTAAATGCCCCCGCCGTGCCGCTCTCCACGCTGAACGCGTCCGTCGACAGGCCATCAAACACGTTCCAGTTGTACGGGTCGCCGAGCTTTGAAGCAAAGATGCTGTCGCCCTTGCAGCCCCACACGCGGTTCTCGTTCGTGCAGACAAAGTCCATGTCCGGCACGCTGCGCTTGAGCGTGACCGTCCCGGTCTCCGTGATGCTTTCCTGCCCTTCTGGCAGGCGGAAAGTATTCTCATAGAAGCGCAGCGTCTTCTTGTCCTCGCTGATCTCGCGGATGATGGGCGTGCGGTTGTTGTAGGTCTCCTTTGTGCAGCCCGAGATCGTCACGGCGTCGCCCACGTTGAACGGGAATGCCGCGCCGGTTGTCGTTATGCTGTTTGCCGCCGCCTTTTCGTCAGCATACGTGCCATTGCCGAATTTCAGGCCCGTTGCGGCATAACTCGCCTCCATCTGCTTGATCGTGCCGTCCTTTTCGCACACGATCTTGTCGGGGAAGATGAGCACGCGCTCGCCCAACGCGCAGAAGGTCTTTTCACTGTCTGCGACCGTCGTCTTCTCTTCGCCGTTGATATAGAGCTTCGCGCCGTACACCTCGTAGAGCTTCCCCGCGCAGAAAACGCCGTTTGCCGTGCTCATATTTTTGCGGACGGTATAGCGCCGCGCGCGGGGAGCCAGAAGAGGGAAGTATCGCGCCGACAGGTTTTTCATGTCGTAGAGCTCGCCGCCCGCCGCGCCGAACGTGTGGTTGATGCCGCCGAATTTCTCCTGCTGCACGCGCCGGTTCGTGTATGCCGTGATCTCAGGCAGTCTCATCCGTGCCCTCGCTTTCTTTCTTCTCCGGCGCTTCCGTGCCGTCGCAGATCATTGCGATATTGCGAAGCGACTGGCGCACCGCCGCCACCACGTCCACCGCGTCACCGTTGACGTTCAAAATGCCGATGAGACGCATCGCGTGCGCCGCTTCCTGCTTGATCTTTTCGTTCATGTCGTTCCCTCCAATCGTTTTAGCCGTTCTTCCTGCTCGCGCACCTTCGCCCACAGGACAGGGATAAACTCGCTGTAACGCAGAAAATAGGTCTCGCTGCCGTCCTTGCGCTTGGCCGCCGCCCAGCCCGCGAACTCCTGCGACGTGATCCCGCATTTCTGCATTGCCGCCTCTACCTCCTGCGCGATGAAACCCGCGTGGAATCGACCGCTCGTGCCGTTGTTCAGCTTGTAGCGCTTCGGCTCCACAAGATCGAACATGCGCACATACTTCTCCGGCAGCGCCTCGATGCTGTTTTTGATGTTCCGATCGGACCCGTTCAACTCGTTCGTGCTGCAATAGATCGTGCTCCAAACAAAATTTGGTGCGCCAAGGTTGTACCGGTTATCTGCATTCGGGGCGAAATCGCCGCGGCAATCAATGAAGTCGTAGTCGAAATTGAGCGCTGATCTTCCGTTATTCCCTGACAGATACAGGTTTCCGCTTGTCGCGTTCAACTCCATGGCCTTGCTCTCGAGCGTCATTTTGTAGTCCGCCGTGCTGGCGTACTCCGTGTAGATGTACCCGCAGCGTCGTCCCGCATCATTGCGCACGGTGATCTTGTCGCCCTCGATCTCCGTCGCCGTCAGCGTGCCGTAGATGTTCACCGCGTCCACGTACAGATCGACGGTTCCCGTGCTCGCCACCTGCACGCCGTTGTAGTTGAGCGTGAAGATCGTGCCGTTCTCGCCGCTCGACGCGCCCAGCGTGAAGCCGGTCGCGCTCTGGTCGAAGATGCTCTGTGCCTGCGTCGCGTCGATCTTGGCGCTCACCGTCGCGCGGATGCCGTTCACGTCAGTCTTGATGTTCGTGATCGCACCGTCAAGGTTTGAAACACTTACCTGTAAGCCCTTTGCCGTTGTGTCAAGCTGCGTGATGTCGCCCTCGGCATTGCTAAGGCGGGCATCTAATCCTTTCGCTGTAATGGAAATTTCATTTACATTCTCGTCCGTATCTGCAATTTTGGCATAGATCGGCTCGGAAATATTCTTGATAAACTCGCTCAGTGCGTTCTGGTTGATGTTGCTTCCATCCAGATTGAAGAGCGTATACCGCAGCTGTTCCAACAGCACAAAAAGGTAGTCATAGACCCCGTTGATCTGTTCCTGCGTGTCTTTCCCTTCTCCGTTCGGGAAAGTCGTCTCCACCAGCTGAAATGTCGTCGGCACTTGTCATCACACCTTCCAGTTGCCCTTGCTCTCTTTTCGGTTCTCGCGCCGCCACCATGCCATAGCATCGGCCACCGCCTCGTTGGCAATGGCGTGGTCGTTGGCATAGAGCGCGCTGTCCTGATTGTAGGCGTCGAGCTGCGCTGCCAAATAGAGGTGGTAACACTCATTGTGTCCGTCCGGCAGCAGCAATTCCATATCCTCGACGCTTGCGGTGTCATCCTCCACGCTCACCTTGAGGGTGGGGGCTCCCACCCCCATCATCTCGGCGATTCGGTGCTCAAGCACCATGAGAATTTCCGCCTTGCGCGGCGTGCTCAATTTGTTAGGCCTCAGCGCGTCCGCGTCACGGATAGCTTTCAGCATTTTCATACATTAGACCTCCATGAAATATTGCCCCACCAGCTCGTGAGGCAGATACTGGAGAGTGATTTTGTTACCGGACTGCTCACCAATACGCTCGCAGAGGTACAGCTTAGTGTCCTCGGGGTCTTTGTAATAAAGACCATAAGTGTACTCCATGCCGCGGCTTGCGGGAATCGGGTCATCCTGCGTGCCCGCGTGGGCAACGTCGATCACGACCCACAGCGCTGGCGTTGCGGCAGGCTCCCAAAGCGCTTGAGACGTATGCGCCTGCACGCACTTGTAGAGCTTGTTCGTGCTGATGTCGTTCACACGGTCGCCGACAACGTAGTCGTGCGGGTACTCCCACTTCGGGAACAGCTCGACCGCCGTTGCCGCGTCGCTGTCCGGCAGGCTCGTTGCCGCCGCCTCGATCATCGATCGCAGCTTTGCCGCGCGCTGCGGCGTGATGCTCTGGCCGACCAGCGCCGTGACGGTCGCCGCCGAAAGCTCGGATTCCGTGGGCCTGCCCATCTTGATACTCACCGTGCCGTCGCGGTGGTCGGTGATGTCACCCCCAAGGCTGTACTCGCTGTTGTCGTACTCGTTGACGACCTCTTTGGTCTCGCCCGTGGGCTGGCCCTGATCGTCCAGCACGTCCAACGTCTCGCGCTGTACGATGGTCCACGGCGTGTTGTCGGGTAGCAGCGCCGCGACCTCGGCGGCGGTCATCGTGAGTGTGATGGTCTTGGTGTCGCGCTCGCCCCACGAGCGGTCTTTGTGGTTGCCGTTGATTTCCGCGGGGTATTCGGTATTGTTGACTTTGATGTAAGTTGCCATGTTGTAATCCTCCTTGTAGAATTAGGTTATGGTGAAGTCGATTTTGGATAAGTCGATTTGGAGCGCGCCCCGGACCGCATCCTCATTGAAGGCGCGGTCGTCGCCCGGGTAACCGAAGTAACCATTCACATACCACGCAAGTATGTAATCGTCGGCACTAGCAGACCGAAGCCATAGGAATTCAGAAATATCGGTTGTCTGATTCCAGAACATCTTCCAAATATTCTGATTCCTCAACATTCCACTTGTGTCAACCAACACACTATTATCACTTAGATAATCTAATATCTCTTGTATGCTTATGGCGTACACATATCTACTACCAATAGCACGATAGTTATCACTACCCTTACTAATAGTATATGAGGTACTACCAGGAGCGGTATTGCCATAAGTACCAGAGTATTGTGGGCTACCAGTAGTTCCCCGGTGCCATGAATCTTGTGTAATGTTCTTGGGCACAATTGCAGCTTTTGCGTCCGATGAAAGTGTGTTGTACCATGTGGTATTCAAATACGTGTCCAATATACTTCCTGAATACGTATTAGTACTATTAAACTTAATACTTGTACTCAAATTCCACATCGTCAGCACTTCCGCAATGCTTCCATCCATTCTCAGCACCCTATACTGCCTGCTCGTCCCATCCAGATTCATCTGAATCAAATCGCCCTTCTTGGGCATGGGGGTCGGCAACGCCACATCATACCCCGTCCCGTCAATCAGCGTCCTGCCCTTGAGGATGTTGTACACCGTGCCGTTGACCATGCACTTTCCGCTCTTGACGGTGTAGGCCGTGCCGTTGATGAGTGTCTTGTGCGCGGTGAGGTCAATGGGCGGCTTGATGTTTCCACCATCATCCACAATGGCGTCGGAGGGGAGAACCAAAGCGGGGCGGATACCGTACGAGCTGGATGCGGGGTCGCTGCCGTCGTCGCCGATGGAATTGACGAAACACACAACGCGTGTATCGTAGGTATCCGGGGAGCGGAGCCACCAGTTGGCGGCCGGGCCATCGAAGTTCGCAATACGCTTGTTGTTTGCGGACGTGTCGGCTCCTCTCTCGAAATACGCGAGCTTCGCGCCGTCGACAGGGAAATACCTGTAGTCGCTGATAGTCCAGCCAACTTCGTATCCGGACAGCAGGAACACCTTGCAGGGCAGCCCGTTCGCGCCACTCTGGTCAGTGCCGTTCGAACCGCCATTCTTACGGTACGGGATCTTGACCTGCTTGACTGCATTTTTGACATCGCTATCAAACAAATTCAGGAACGTCCCATTCAAATAAGTATGAATCGTACTGCTCTCATACTTGTTCACATTGGAACTATGCCACACACGCTCCTCGCAGATGTCCTTCATCAACAGCCAAGTGCCGTTGCAGGAGTCATCGTACATCGATCCGGGCTTGCCCTGATGGACGACAATGAACTCTTTGGCCGTACCGTTTACTTTTAGCTTGACGATACCGCCGACGGCCTTTGCGCTGAGTTGTACATTTGCCATCCTCTCGCCTCCTTAGCCGTACACCCAATTGATGGCGTAGTTCTCGGTCGGCGTAGATTCGGACGCAACGAGCGTCTGCTTGACGATGTTGCCGCTTGCGATGTAGTCGCTGCCCCGCGTCGCCGCCACAATCCCGCCCGAGCCGTTGCCCTTGAGGAGGGAGGTGGTGGAGGGGACGGACGGAATGACCGTTGTGTTTGGGAGCGCGCCTACCTCAGAGGCCGTGTAACTCGGTTTGGTCGCCGCCTTTGCCCATTCGGGCACGGTCGGGTCGGTCTCTGTGTAGCTCTGCAAAGCGCTGTCAGCCTTGCCCAAACTCGTCTGCACGTCGTCTGCAAGGTCAGTCTTAGCAACTTTGTCCTTGAATGCAAGAGCTTTGAGGTCGCCTAACCACTTGGCAATCTTACCAAGCAGTACCGACAGCTTCTCGCCGGTTGTGATGTTGATGCGCGTGCTCGCCGCAGTGAACGCCGCCGTGACGTTGCTGCCGTCGCCGGTCTTGCCCAGCTTATCGGAAATGTCGACCTTCTTCGCCGCTTCCGCCGCGATCTCGTTGACGTCGGTAGGTGTGAAGTAGTCCGCGCCCTTGACCGGTGTTTTGCCATCTGCACCAGCTGGACCAGTCTCGCCCTGCGGCCCCCTTGGCCCCTCTGGGCCGGTATCTCCCTTCACGCCGTCAGCACCGGCAGGCCCCCGTGCGCCCGTGTCTCCCTTCTGGCCCTTGAGGTTCACGGTCTGTGGGTTCGCCTTGCCGCCGTCGTTCGACCACGACAGGTCGCCGTCGTCGCTCATACTCGGCGTGAACGTCACGCCGTCTGCGCCTTTGGCTCCATCCGCGCCCGCGGGTCCCGTAGGACCTTGCGGACCAACTTCGCCCTGCGGTCCCGTAGGACCAGCCGGGCCGGTCGGGCCAACGTCGCCCTGATCTCCCTTGGGGCCTTGGGCTCCCGTGTCTCCCTTATCGCCCTTTGCACCTTGCAGGGGGCCGTTATTGATGAATTTGCCCGTCGTGCCGTTCAGGATGTAGATATCGTAGGGCTCTGCCGTGCCCACGCCGTAAGCGTCACCCGGCTGCGCAGTTGCAAGCTTTGCTTCGTCCAGCGCTCCTGCCGTGTCGTAATAGCCCAGCACCTTGAAGCCGCTGCCCGTGTCTCCCTTCGGGCCCTGCGGGCCCGTGTCGCCCGTCGCACCCTTCGGTCCATGCGCGCCAGTATCGCCCTTTTCGCCCTGCGGACCTGTCGGGCCTTGGATGCCCTGATCGCCTTGCGGGCCGCGAGGCCCGGTCTCACCTGTATCGCCCTTGTCGCCCTTTTCACCTTGTGGCCCAGTGTCGCCGGTATCACCTTTTTCACCCTTGGGACCCTGAATTCCCTGCGGGCCACGCAGGCCTTCCAGTTGTTCCTTTGTGAAGTCGGAGTAGGTAAAGGCGTCACCCTTGTCACCCTTATCGCCGGTCTCGCCCTTTGGCCCGCGTTCGCCAGTCTCTCCTTGCGGGCCCGCCTGGCCAGTCTCTCCTTGGGGGCCAATGGGTCCTGTCGGGCCCTGCGGCCCCGTCGCACCGGTTGCGCCGGTCTCTCCCTTGGGGCCCTGTGCGCCGGTTGCGCCCGTGTCTCCTTTGGGGCCGGCCGCGCCTGTGTCGCCCTTTGGACCCTGTGCGCCGGTGTCGCCCTTGGGGCCGACTTCGCCCTGCGGGCCGGTCGCGGCAACGCCCGTGTCGGCAAAAGCGCCCGCCGTGGCGTCCCACTTGAACCAGTTGCCCGTGGTCTCGTCGACGTATGGCATCTTGGAAACCGCCGTCTCCGCATCCGCCGCCGCCTGTAACACTTCATCTACCCAGCTCTGGAAAGCGGGGGGCGGCGTCTCGCCGCTGTCTTCCAGCGTTTCGCGCACGCGTGTTTTATATATCTGGCTCTTCACAATGGTATCGCCCACGGTATAGCGCAGCTCTGCCGCGCCCTCACCGGCCACCGCCGTATCAACGCTCGATACCAGCCACACGAGCGTGCCGTCATCTTCTGTCACCGTCACGGGATACGGCTGCGCATCACCGTTTCGCTGCACAATCAGGCTCGCCACACCATCGCCATAGCCCTCGCGCCACTTTCCCAGCACGTCAAAGACGACCTTGCGTGCCTGATTTTCGCCCCTGCGCCCGAGCTTGATCTCTTCAAGCGCGTAGGCATTTTCAATCACCATATTGTCACCTCTCTTATGGAAAACGGCGCAGCAAGAGCGACTTTTTCGTCCCTTGCTGCGCCGTGTCGCAACTCATTTTTCGTGTCTCGCGGTCGTATTCACTTACGCGTTGTGGGCCTTCGCGCTCTCAACGTAGTCACTGCTCATCGTCTGGATGAGATTCGCGGTCGAGGCGTCCTGTCTCATCTGGTTCTGAATGGCCCACAGGAACTTTCTCTTAACCTGCACGGTCACGCCGCGCTGGATCAGGCAGCTTTCGCCGTTCACGCACACCAGCAGGTCATCCTTGTACTTGCCGCTATCCTTGAAAAGGCGGACGCTGACGTACTCCTCGCCCGCGGGGGCGGCGTTCACAGCCGCAACGGCGTTCTTTGCTTCGCTCATCGGTCTTTCCTCCGTTTCAGTGTCGGGGGCGGCGTTCACAGCCGCCCCCCTTGGTGGTTAGGTCAGCGGGGTCTCATCGAACGTGGAAGTCGTTTCCACGCGAATCATATACGCCTCAACCAGACGTTCGGCGACCTTGGTTGCCTTCCAGCCGACGGTTGCACGCTGGTTCAGCGGGTCAGCCGTACCGGCAGAGCCAAGCGGCTTGACGATGTGCTCAAGGCCACCGCCGGTCAGCTCGGTCGTGCCGTAAGCCTCTGCGCCCATGATGAGGGTGGAGTAGACGTTGCGGCCCTTCGCGCCAGCCTCGCCCGGATAGATGGCGGTCGACGCCGTCGGGGCAGTGCCAGGAGCTTCTTTCAGCGTGATCGTCGCGCTGCCAGCAGCCGCAGCCGAGGCGCTCTCGATCTCAAGGAGCGCACCACCGATGACGACCTCACGGCCCGCCAGCTTTGCGGCGTCGGCAGTAGTGATGACCTCGTTTACGGTCAGGACCTTGCCGGATGCGCTCTTGACGGTCAGGTCGCGTGCGCCCTCGGTCAGGTCGTCGGCGTGGAACACCTTCGCTTCGGTCGTCTCGATGAAGCGGACGCCAGCGATCTTGCCGATCTCGTCGTCGTAGATGTTGCTGGTATCCTTGTACTCGTGCGGGCGCTTCCAGTCAGGGTCATCCTGAATGTCGTAGGAACAGTCAGGGTGAATGATGGCCCAGTAGGAGCCCTCATAGCGCGGGGCGTTCATGGTTTTCAGGAAGCGAACCGCCTTGCGGACGGCGCGCACCGTGAAATAGTGGTTGCCCGTGGCCTCGCCGCCAACGAGCAGATGGCGGCCCGTCACCTGACCTTCGCCATACTGGACGTTGGAACCGCCGTTGATGACCTCGCGGGTGATGGTGTCGAGCGTGCGGCCCGCCTGAGAGCCGAGCAGCACCGTCGCTTCCTGCAGGTTGTTGTCGATGGCGGTCAGGTCGAGGATATCGGAAATCTCGACGAAATCGCCGTACTGGTCGACCTGTGCGGTCAGCGTGGTCATGGACAGCTTGCGGCCCTTGGGCGTAACGCCTTCGGTGATGGGCGTCAAGGCCTTGGGCAGCGGATCATACTTGCGGAACTCGATCTCCTTGCCCTTGCCCTTGGGGATGTTGCGCTTCTGTGCGAAGCGGTCATGCACCAGCTCGGGCTCGGCGTTGTCGATCAGGGTGTCGCAGTAGTAGGTCTTCATCTCGCCCGAGAGACCGGCGTCGGTGGTCACGTTCGTCTGCCCCTCAAACAGGTTCAGAACGACGGGCAGAATGAAAATGTCTTTGAACTTCTTCATAGAGTTTTGTCTCCCTTCTTACAGTCGGTAAAATTAAGCGGGCATCAGAATACGATGCGCTCGCCGCGCCTCACGCGCCTTGCGATCTCTGCGCGGTCGGCTTTCGTGAATTTGCTCGGGTCATTCTTAACGATGACCCCCGGCTGGGAAGTGGTTCCGTTTTCGTTCGGGCGCATCCCTTTCGCGCGCACGTTGTCCATCACGCGCTTTTCCATCTCCGCCGCAGCTTTCGCCGCGCTGCGAGCCTGAATGTCGCCTAAATGGGATACCTCGTAAGCGTCTTTTACAGGGACGCCTGCACGCAGCATCGCAATAAAGCGCGGATTCTCCGCGACTTCGCGCTTAAGGTCGAAGTCAGGGTACTCGCCCGGCGCGTCCGCCGTGCCAACCAGCTCGCTTGCCTGACGGATCCAATCGTTATAGGTCTCGTCGGCTTTCTGCTGGCGCTGTCTGTCTTCTTCCTGACGTTTGAGCGCTTCGTTTTCCTGCTGCATCCGCGCATATTCGCGGTACTGTTCCACGCTCATGCCCATGCTCTCCGCTTCCGCGTTGTAGAGCACGCTGTTGAGCGCCGCATCGCCCTCAAAAGCTGCACGCAGCTTGCTCATATCGCCGTCTGCCACCCCGTAATGGCGCATCAGTGTGTCGATAATGGGCTGCGAATCGGCGATCTTCTGGTCTTTGGCCTTCTCTTCGCCGAATCTGCGGTTGATGATGCGCTGCGTCTCCGCAGTGTACACGTCCTTATACTTGCCGTTTACGAGATCAAGGAACTCCTTTTTCAGGTCTTCCCCGCCTTTTTCCGCAGCCCCGGCGTCGCGCTGCTGCATCTTCGCGCCCTCGCCTTTCGGCTCGCCAGAAGAGGCCCCCGTATCGTCAGGTGTCTCCTGCTTGCCGAAAACAACGTTGGCGTATTCGCCCGATTTGCCCTTCCGGGTGGGAGAAGAGCTTGCCTGTGTGGTATCGCCCTGTGCGCTCGCGCCTCCCTCAGCGCCGCCCGATGCACCGGCAGCGGCTCCCGCAGCGGCAGCGCCGCCGTCAAAGAGGCTCAGGATCACGCGAAGCGTGGTTTTGAGGTTCATGGTATCCCTCCTGCTTGTCAAATCGCGGATATTCGGCCCTCCGTGTAGGCCGTGCAGGGTCTCCTATCGTCCGCAGGGGAGGGGAGAGCGGCGAAAAGATGAAGAAAAAACGCCGTCCCTCCCTCGCGGGCGTATGAATAGGAGGAAGCCACTCGCACGCCTAAAGCGTAACATGCGGCTTCCTCCGTCTCACCACGGGGCGAGAAAAATTTTTTAATTTTCTTCGATGCCCAAGCAAATCGCGTCCGGTCTTGTGTCTTCCAGCTGCTTGAGCCCGATGCACGCGGCGATGAATGCCGCTTCGATACGCTCATCGCCGCCGCAGTGAATGAGGAAGCGCGGCGTGCCCTCGTCAATCTCAAAGCCGTAGACCTCGCACTCTCCCTCGGCCTCCATGTTCTTCACATAACCGCCGAAGGCATACATCACGCCTGTGATGTAATTGCAGCACTTCTCGTCCGCCGAATGCCCCTCGCATAGTATCATGTAGCGACCGATTTCATGCTCAATGTGAACCATCGTCATGCACTTACACCCCCGGCATCGCCGCGCTGCTGCCCGTGTCCATGTTCGGCTTAGACTGTTCGGCGAGCTGCTGCATGTACGGCGTCTGCGCGCTCTGTGCGTCGGCGTTCTTGCTCTCGATTCCGCCGCTGCTGCCGCTCTTACGTGTCGAGCCACCGCTCTGCGTGCCGCCCGCCATTCCGATGCCCATGTCCTGTCCCGTAAGCTGCTGGATAACCGCGAGAGCCTTTTGCAGCTGGTCGCTCTGCTGCTGCACGACGTTGTAGAGCGTCGCGCCCTCGTTGACCTGGCTTTTGATCTTGTCGATTCCTTCGAAGTCCATCATGTCGAGCGCAATCATGCTTTCCTGTGCCCTGTCTGGGGAGAAGAATCCCAGCGAATACAGCTCTTTCGCCCGCTCGTTCTGTTCTGCGCGGGAGAATGGATTCTTCTTCTGCGCCTTGATCTTGATGTCAAAGACCGGTCTGCGGAACAGGTCATTGCCGAGGCTGTCCACGCCCGTCACCTGATCGCCAAGCTCGTTTACGCCGATCTGCGCATACTCGTATGGCATTTCATTCGTGATGCGGAAAGTGCGCGCTGCGTCGTAGAACTGCCGCATGCGCTCGATGCACAGTTTCACGATCTTCGCCTGCGCGCGGTAGCACGCCGAAATCATATCGCGGCTCGCCTTGTTGCCCGCCTCCTGCAATGCAGAAATAGCCGCCGCAGCCGTTGCACCGCTGGATGTGCCGCCGTTGGACACGTCGCGGTTTGAGCTCGTTTCCTTCATCTCGTCGATCTTCATCTGCACGATATTCGCGTAGATGGAATCGAGCGGGCGCGTCGTTACCTCGCGGAGCCTGCTCTCGTCGATCTGTCCTGACACGTGGATGATCGGCTTGCGCCAGTCAAGGAACTCTTCTTCGTTGATGTTCAGACTTTCACTCGCAAAGTACCGGCGCTTGCTGCCCATCATTGAAGTTTCGAGGATGTTGCCCCACAGCTTGTCGATGTAGAGCTGTGGGTCCTTTGCGATGGCCGTATAGCCAAAGCCCGCAGGCGTGCCTTTCTCTGGAAACAGCACGTCAAACACGAACGGATATTCGCCGTCTTCATAGAAGCCGCTCTCCGCATATTCCGGGTCGTTCTCGCTGGCGTAAATGATATGCTCCTCGTCGATGAACTTCGCGTAGTGCAGCACCGTTCGCCCGTCTGCGGTCTTCTTACGGTAATACCAGTCGATCACGGCGACCTTGTTGCTCGTGTCCACCGTGTCATCGTACTCGTATTTCGCCGTTTCAATGCTGCTGCCGCTGAGTTTATCCGCAAACTGCGGGTATTCGTCCTCGATGATGTCGCGGTCGACGAGCGCCACCGTAAACACATTGCGGCTCTTCTGGATGTCCTCAATACCCGGCTCCCAGAAGATATTCAGCGGGTCAATGCCCTCGATAGCGATGTCGCCGAGCCCATTGTCTTTCTCCTTGTCCCAGAACACGCCGTAGATCGCCACACCGTGTTTGAGCTTTTCCCACCACTCGAAGCTGTATGTGCTGTCAAATTCGTTGTATTCCATGATGACCGGCAGCACGGACGAGAGCGTCTGCGCGCTTTCCTCGTCGCTCTGCTCGCGAGGCAGGCATACGGGCTCGGGGTAGTTGTCCATCGCGTCGGCGTGCTTATTCATGATTGAGTTAAACAACCATGCACTCGCAGGCTCGGGCGATTCCCCCGCATCTTTCGCCCCGCGTCGGATATCCTCCCAATGCCGCAGCTTCCACCAGCGCTCCTCGCTGATGATGCGATTCTCGAAGTTGCTCTTGCCCTGCTTGTACTTTTGCAGCGTTTCTACGGCGTCACCGATCTCCTTGCTGCCGATGGCTGCGCCGCTGCCCATCGCCGCATCGCTGTCACGGAATGCGCCTACAAGCGGCGCTTCTGCCTTTGCATCCAACATCGCAGCAGCGCCAGCCGCGTCGGCCTGCTGCTGCGTCTGCGGGAATTTTCTCATCCCTGCCATGTCTTCCCCTCCTGTCAGTTGTGTTGGAACCACGCGTATCTGTCGTAGCTCGGCGTATTGATGTCCAGCGGGTCGTAAATGACCAGCTTCGGCGGTGTGTTCTTCCTCGCCGCAATGGGATTCTCCATGCACACATAGCGCGTCATGTCGTAAATATGATCTTCCTGCTCGGTGTTCACGTCCTCGACGTGCTTTTCATCGTAGACGAGGTTCGGCACCGTGCGAATAAAATTCTTGCAGGTGTCAAACACATACAGCATCGGGATCCCGTTCTCGTCAAAGGCGAGCCGGTGGTGCAGCTGCATCTTCCCGTCGATGCGCGCATTGTCGCCGCGCTCAAAATAGACGCGCTCCCGCTCGAAGAGCGATCCGATGCTCTCCGTTCCCTGCGTCCCCCAGATCGCGGGATCGCCCACGCGGTAGATGTGTCTCCCCTTGAGATTTGGGTCCTCTGCCTCGATGCGCTTGATCTCCCTCGCTACCGCCGTCGGCTCCATTTTCACGCCCTCGTTCGGCGTGCCCGTGCAGCCGTAGTACTCGGCGATGTGGTAGAGCCGCCTGTCCCCGTCGACCGCAAACCAGCCGATGGCAAAAGGCCGCGAATATCCCCAGTCCATCGCACACCAGATCGGCCACTCGCGTGGGATCTGGAACGGCGCGATGACGTGCGTGTTGATGCGGTCGCGGTAGTGCTCGCTGTCGTTGCGCCACTCGGTAAACACCTGCCCGGAAAAGGTATCCCAGTCGCCGTAAAGCAGCGCGTTTCGTTCCTGTTCCGGCATGGACGCAAGCCTTGTCAGGTAGCTTTCGTCGTTCGCCAACAGGATCTTGTTGTCGAATACCGTGCTCGGCACGAAAATGCGGCTTTTCCAGCGCGTTTCCTCGTGCCCGTCCGGGAATCGGATGTTGAACTGCTCCCAGATGGTTTGCATCGGTGGCCCTGCCGTGATGAATCGCTCCTTGACCCACCCATGCCCCACGCCGCCTGGGTTTGCCTGCGCCCGCTGATAGCAGCGCGTCCCCGGCCCGTTTGGGCGGTTGCGGGAGAACATGTAGCTGTATTCGTCCCACAGGAATTGCGTCAGCTCATCGAAGTCGATGAAGTCGTATCGCTTGCCCTGATAGTTCGTGCGATCCTTCGTGTGCTGCATCGAGCCGAAATAGATCTTCGCCCCGCTCTTGAACTGCCAGAAGTGCTTGCTGTCGTTGTACTTCGCCCCCGGAAAGATGCGCGGATACAGTTCAAGCGCCCGGTCGATGATCTCCGAGAGCTGCGGGTAGGTCTTACGCAATATCAGCCCGCGGTAATACGGGATGCCGACCTGCCGCGTCGCTTCCATCAGCGCACAGTCGGTCTTTCCACCGCCCGCTGCGCCACCGTATAGTGCCTCATCTTCCCAGCGGCTCATTAGGATTGCCTGCTTCGGCTGCGGCGTCCAGATCACATTGCGCTTAGCCATCTGCCCCACCAGCTTCGGGCGGCGGAGGCGCAGGCAGCACCGCAGGCAGCTCGGCCACGCCGTGCCCCTCGTCCTCGTCCTGCTTCTTCTCATCCGCCCACCGGAAATTGTATTTCAGGCTGAATTCCGCGCCCCTCTGGCCGTCCCGATCGAAGAGTCGTTCCTCCGCATAAGCCTCGATTCTTGCCTTCGCGCGCGTAACCGTGTCAACGAAAGCCTTCTTCGCCTGATAGTTCAGCAGCGCTTGCCTGCTCGTAAATCCCAGCGCCAGCGCCAGCCCCGTCACTGTCGGCGGACGCTGGTGAATGATAAACGGCTGCCCGAATTTGTCGAGAATCGGCATCCCATCGTCCCCGATGATTGGCTCTCCCTTGCAATCCTCAAAGTACCGGTCGATGACGGTCTGCATCTCTTCGACCGTCGCATATTTTGGAGGATGCCCAATTTTTGCCATGCCGCCACCGCCTTTCTTTTTTATGCTGCAAGCCCCCCGTCCTCGGCCATATCACGCAGCATTCTTATCCCCGCTCGGGGAACCGAGCTTCCTATTTTCGACGGTAACACGCCATCTTTTATTTCTCACCACGGGCGCGGAAACTTTCTCTTTCTTCCCGCTCTCCCCTGTATAGTTACATACACACAACATAGATACATCTTGCGTATAGCACCCTCTTTTCCTATCCCCCCTATAATCCCCCCTTCCCCTCTCTCCCGCAGCAAAAAAGAGGCAGAGCATTCGCCCTGCCTCTATCGTTATACCTCGCCGTTTCTTTTGCGCTTCTCATAGTTCCTGCGCGCCTGTTCCTCATTTCGGAAGCCGCAGCGCTTACAAGTAGTGATATCCGTTTCTGGATCCCAGTCCACGTCAAACGCCCCGCAGACAGGGCATACAGCAAATGGTCCCAGCGCCCCGATAGGGTCGTGCATCATTTCTTCCGCCCCAGCTTCCTCTTCACCCACGCCCACAGGTTACGCCATGGGTGGGCTTCTGCGTAATTGGCGCGCTGCTCGGCGTTGTAGCGCTTGTCACGCATTACGTCAATGGCCTTCCCCTTAAAAGCGAGATCATCATTCGCCCGCCCAAGCGCCGCCTCAGTGCCAGCGAGCTTATTTCGCAGCGCATCATTTTCCGAATTGACCCTTTGCAGTTCCTTGCTTACTGCCTCCATGGTATCGTTGGCGTTCTTAAGTTGGACCCGCAGCGCATCCGCATCCGCTTTCAGGTTTGCGATTTCGTTGGCCTTGTTGATTTCCTCACCGTTCATCTGGTCAAGCTTCTCAGTCAGCACGGCGTTCGAATGCATCTTTGCCATCAAATCTTTTCGCAGCGCAATCGTTTTTGCCGTTTGGGATTTCAGTTGTTCGGCCAGCTCTGCATTTTCTTTTTTCTGCGATTCGAGCCTTTCGGCGGCCTCCTCCACCATCTTCGCCATCTGGTCTTTGGTGTACTTCTTTACGTTGATGCTCATAATTTGTCTCCTTTCATTCGTAGCTGTTCTTCCCGTCCCCGGTCGCTCACGATGCTCACGACCTTGCAGTCACCATATCGCTCAATATCCATGGCGATGCGCTCCTTGATGCCCTGCGCGTCAGCGGCGGGGACGTTGGCTTTAATCGTGATCGTCAGCATATACGTTCCCTTTCACGTGCTCTTTCCACCACAGATATTCTTTGCGCTCTCGTCGATATTCAAAAATCAGGCTTTCCGCCTTGCAGATATCGCGGAATCTGTTGCTTGCTGCAATCCATGCAGTCTCAACCAGCCACCATAAAAAGCATAACGCTGCAAGAATCGCTGCAATGCCGCCAATCGCTATAAAGAACATTCCAACGCCTTCAACAAAAGATTCCATTCGTTACACCTCCTTCGGCTCTCCGTAGCTGCAAAAATCGTCAGGCTCTACACACACCGCATCGCTTGGACCCCCGTTCTTTTTGCATGGAGAGCAAAACAACCTATCAACCCAAGACACTTTTCCACTGCCGCCAGTAGCGCATTTTTTCGACTGGCAAGTCTTGTTCTCTTTGTGGAAATAGATGCAGTCCTTACACGGATTTCGCATCGCTGTCACCTCCGTCCATCTTGGCGCCGCAGTAATAGCAAAAACGGCACTCATTCTCAAAGATTGCGTCGTGTGCATCATCTGTCGGGATATCTACTCCGCAGTTAGAGCACTTTCCATCTACCCACTGCCCATGCACCACCGGGGCCACGTCGGCGGCGGGAAACGCTGCGATGACAGCATATACTCCATCCGCAAATAGTCTTTCTACCAAACCATGTTCTCCAAGCCCCATTTTCTTGAATTTGGTAATGAGCGCTTCCCGCTCAATGCATTCAGCCATCTTCATCCCCTCCAAATTCCGCCTCGTACAGTATATATAGCACTCTTCTGGGCTGTTGCCATCTACTGTTTCAAGTGTTGCTTCTCCGCCGCAGAACGGGCAAGGTTTCAGGTCATACATCCTTCGTCGCCTCCACATAGCACCAGCTCTGAGGCGGGCGCTTGATTGTCCGGCCGTCACAGTCCATTTTGCTGTAGTTGTAATAAGGACAGGCACAGCAATCCGACTCGACTTTACATAGACCCTTGAACTCGCTCAGTTTCTTCGGCGTATCGTAGATTTTTAGGTCGGAGATGTGCCAGCCATAGCCGGTTCTCCCGTTGCCGATGTAGTCAGCAAGCTCCTCGTATGTAAGACAAGATCGCTCCATGTGCTCGAAAAACCAGTTCTGAATGCCACCATTGTCGAAAACATTGATGGGAAATATCCGGTCGCACACAAACTCGCCGATTACCTTACCATTTCCAAGTGGGCAGTTCAGTGATTTCATCGACCCCGTATCTAAGTAGTCCTGCATCAGACGTTCCGGTGAAATAGGAATGTTCAGGTCAGGTCTACCGCTGGTGCAGTAGATATAGCACTTAAACGGCGTTTCCAACTTCGGACGGGTCTTTCGCACCTCAACGGTTTTCTCACCGCTGATAATCTTCTCGCACCACTTCGGGCGGATGCTCAACATAACAACCTTACTCATTTCTTCATCGCCTCCAATGCTCTTATATCCGTCTCTGTCAATGTGCGGTTGCTTGCAATATATGTTACAGCCTCACTTCTGTTTTGGCAGGCTACACACTCACACCTATTGCAACTACTTGACGTGTTTTCTCGAAAAGGGCATGAATAATTAAAGCAATCCACTATTTCATCGCCTCCAATGCCGCTTCCGCCTCCTCGCGGGTCAGGAATACGGTCTTGCCAAATCCGTTTAGCGATACGCCATACTCCCGCCCTCTGGCGCCTATTGGCTCAAGGCCAATAAAGCCGATTTTATTGCCCATACCAATCTGCTTGACCTCGCACTCGCTTATATGCTTATCCGTGTCCATCAAGGCGAACACCCGCTGGCTCACCTTGCACGGCAGCACCACCAGCCGCCCGTCCTTGTCGGCTTTCAACAGCTCCCGAATCCGTTCTGCCTTTGACGTGTCATCGCTAAAGGCAGATTCAATGATGACCTTTGCGTTTTCGCACTGTTCCGGCGTCAGTCTCGTGTCCTCGTAGGCGGCGAGGCGATTGATGATGTCCCGGATATCAGCGTCGCTGTAAGCTTCGATTAAGTCCCCAGATAATTTGCTGATATACGGCTCTTTCGGGCGATACGTCAGTCGTTCCATCACTCCGCCTCCTGCATCTTACTAATCACTTTTCGAATCACATCGCCGCCGTAAGCGTCTTTTGTCAGCTCCAAAAACTTCGTCAGTGTCATCATGCCATGCTTGAGGTCTACACCGTGGTCTCGGGCAAACTGCTTTCGCCCCATGTCGCATGAGCCGGTCAAGCGATGATGCCAGTCGTAAAAATACTGTGTCGGATATGCTTTCTCTCGGTCTGTTTCGCGCAGAAACGTATCAATTCGTTCATCTTCCGGCATATCCTCGAAAAGCTTGTCTCGCAGTGCCTCCATTGCTTCGCGCAGCGTTTCCCCGTGTGCAAAAACATTGTCTTGCTTGACGATGTAGCACGGCGTGAGCGTCAAATCACCGTTCAGGATTGCCCCGTGCGCGGTGTTGCCGCGCACGGAACGAATCAGCGTATTGACACCGTCGATTTTATAGACAGCTTCCCCATTGAAGTTTTTAATGCCGTAGCCGTCGCCGGAGCCGGAGCCGTAGCCGGAGCCGTCGCCGGAGCCGTCGCCGGAGCCGGAGCCGGAGCCGGAGCCGTAGCCGGAGCCGGAGGTTACTGACAGGAATGCCTTGACCTTATCATCAAGCGTCATCTCTTCCACTCCTTTACGCCGCGAAGCGATACCGATGCATCATCCGTGCACGGGATGATCTGGATTGCTCCCATCACGGTCATTTCTGTGACCGTCACGGTAAAACGGCAGTTGCCCGGTGCTTTTGTGCCGTCCTGCGCCAGCTGTTCCACAGCGAATGCACCTTCCCAGCTCCACAGTTTACGCACCTCGGTCATGGTGACCTCGGAGCCGTTGCGCTCCTTGATCTTGCCGAAAAACACGCCTGCGCGGTCGCAGCGAACGATGTAGTCCTGATTGTTGTTCATGATGAAATTCCTCCTGATTTTTGTTAAAATTTAAAGCTCTCTCTGAGCTTCTTCCCGTTGAAATCGGCCTCCGCCGTAAAGTAGCGGCGCGCCTCGTTGATGTAGACGACGCGCCCGTGCGCAGTCATCTCTTTCGTGGTAACGCTCATAATGCCGTTGCTGCCCTCAAATGCGGCAGGCTTCCAGCTAAATGGTTCGCCAATGTACATGCTCAATACCTCACTCCGATAAAATCCAGCACTCGACCATAGCCGAGGCCCTTTTCGTTTGGCTTCCACATCCCGTCCGCGGGGTCAAACTCTCCGCCGCCGATGCAAAAGTCGTAGTGCTTTGGGTGCGTGCGCTTCATGCGCTCGAAGCGGGTCTCTCCCTTTTCAAGATGAGCGCCGAACGCACAGAACATGCACCCCGTGCGTTGGCAGCCCGTGCAGTGCAGCGGCTTTTCGATGAGCGTCGACGGATAATCATTCTCGCCGTCGCTCGCCACGATGTCGCCGTATACGCTGCAATACGGGATGTTTTCGTCTTTCAGGAACGCAAGCACGTCCTGATCTGTCCAGAAGCTCATAGGCTTGCTCATGGGGCGCTTTCCATCGAAGGCGTTGCAGCCCGTGCGCTTCCACTCTTTTTCGCGCTGCTGGCTCTCGCTCGCCATCATCGCGGTAAACGGCACACATCCGCTCGTAGCTTCGTATCGCTTGGCGGGTGCTTTTTTCATCACGTCGCAGCACTGCTCGCTAATATGGAACGGCGCATCCTTGAGATAATGCCACTTGTCCGCCAGTTTCATCGTCGAGCAGTACACGCCCTGCCGGTTGTAGCCGGTCAGATACAGATTGACCGTTGCATCGTTTTGCCCGTGCGCGTTTTGCAGATCGCGGATAAAACGCGCCTGCTTTTTGCCGATGACGGGATAGCCGTACCTTGTCAACACCTGCCGGATGTTGAGCTTCGGTCGTAGACGGTGAAGGTTGACGGCCACGCGGGGGAACTCCCTCCGCAGCCAGTCGGCGTACTCATTGACGAACTTCTGTATCTCCGGGTACTCCAGCCCAGTGTTCACGAACACCAGATTCAGCTCCCACGGCGGCGCCCTGAAACTCGACAGGTAACGCGCCGCCAAGTATGCCAGCACCGTGCTATCCTTTCCGCCTGAAAATGACACATAGCACTTTCCGTTCCACGCGGTGTACCATTGATCGATCTTCTCATAGCTCAATATTTCCTTGTCCTGCAAATCAAGGGCTAAAAGCTGTTTCGCCGCCTCCTTCGGAATCGGCTGATTGCTATACCCTTCCACGTTGTCCCTCGCATTCCCCAAACAGTTCCCGGAACGTCAGTCCAGTCAGGTCTTCCAGCGCCAGCAGCAGCCGCACCGTTGTATCGCGGTCGCCGCGCACCCACGCCGACACCGTAAACTGCGACGTACCGAGGGATTGTGCAAGTTCTGTTTGGTTATAGTTCGTCTTTTCCAGCGCCTCCTTGAGCACCGGATAAGCGCAGAACTCAAACGGCGTTTTCGGTCTCACGATTTTGCTCATGTGTGTACCTCCCCGAAAGCCTCTTCAAATGTCAGCCCCGTCGCAGCAAGGATTGCCTTGATAACGCCGATGCTGAATTCGTTCTTCCCCGTTGTCCATCGCCACACGCAGAGCGGGGAGACGCCGATCTTCTTGCTCAACTCCGGCGGTGTCATGCCCGATGACTGCAAGGCTTTCTTGAGCTGCGGATATACGACCGTCTTAAACGGCACGTGATTCGTGTTCTCACTCATTTTCCTGCACCTCTCCGAGCAGCGTCCCGACGGTCACGCCCAGTGCTTCGGCAATGTACTGATACGTCGGCATGTAGCTGATGCATCGTCCCTCTCTGAGGTTTAAGATGCTACTGCGCGATAATCCCGCCTTTTCTGCAAGCCCCTTGATACTCATGCCCCGCAGCGCACTCCATTTCTTGATGTTCTCGCCGATCTCTTCCGGCGACAGCATGCCTTTTTTCGCCGGTGGGGATTCCGCCAGAATATCGCTCAACGTCAAGCCAACGCATTCGGCGTATCTATATAGCGTCGACACCTTCGGATAGCTCGCGCCCTTTTCGAATTTGGCAATGGTTGACTGTTCTGTGCCCATCATATCGGCCATCCGAAACTGGCTGATATTTCGCATTTTACGAATATTTCTGAGCCGTTCTCCCAGCTCCTTTGAAGTCAACATCTTTTCGCTCCCTCATTTCGTTCGTTGATAGCGCCTCGTCTTAAACTGCCGCGCGCCCCAATAGGCACCGCGTTCCTGCGTTTGGCGCGCTTCTTCTTCCTTCGCTTCGTTGTACTTGGCGATATCCGCCTGATAGTACGGGCAATCGCCGTGGCAGCCTACGGGCCTCGTTGGCGGCTTGCAGCTGTGGCAGTGCTCAAAGCTCATCTCACACCTCGCGGATCGTGATGCCGAACTTGTCCTGCATCAGCTTCTTTTTGAGCAGGTAGTCCTTCGTTTTCGCGCCCTTCGCGTCCTCGACCTCGCGCAGCCAGTGCACAGTGCCGTTGCAGTCCGGGTCGGTCGCTCGCTCGTAAACAAAATCCGCGCGGTAGACCATCGGCTTGATTCTCTCTCCCTCGATGGTCGTGTATCCCTCCACGAGGGTAAAATTCGCTTGCAGCCGCAAATCGCGAATCCTTCCCATCGCACGCAGCACTTTCAGCTCGCCGAACCGCGCCGCCTCACGCTCGGAATCGAACTTGATGCCGTCGCACACGACCTTGCGGTTTCCGTATTTGCTTTTTTTCGGCTTCTGCGCGCCTGCCAGCTTGTCAAGCACCTGCTTCTGCGCCTGCGGCCCGAGCCTCGCGAGGTCAGCCGATGTCAGAGCCATCGTTTACCTCCGCCTTGCTGTCC